AACTACGACAAAGTTCCAAATGGTGTAAAGGCTTTAAGATATTTACCTATAGGCAGTTTTGTATCGTTCCCAGCAGAAATTATTAGAACGTCTACAAAAATTGTTAAGCAGGCATCTGATGAAATTACTTCTGGAAATGCTCAATTGAGAGCGCGAGGGCTTCAAAGATTGGCTGGCTTTACAACATCTATGAATGCTTGGGAAGGAATTGCTATAACCGCAGGAACTCTTGTAGGGCTTACACCAGAAGAGCAAGAATCTGTTCAGAACATTTCTCATACGCCTTGGTCAAAGGCCACAAGGATTCCTTATCGTGGTGAAGACGGGCAGTTATATGTTGCAGACACACAGTTCCTAGATTCGTATAGCGTTTTAAAAGAACCTATAAAAGAAGTTATGCACCGTATACAGTCTGGTCAGCTAAAAGGAGAGGCTTTAGATAAGTATATGACTGAAGCTGTTCTAGACGGAAGTGAAAAGCTTTTAGCTCCTTATCTTGGACAGTCTATTATTACTGAATCTATTTCAGATCTGACATATGCCGCAATGAATGACGCAGGTAGATCACCAGCTGGCGAACAACTTTTTCCTGAAAATGAAACAAGGCTCAATAAATCTATAACTATGTTTGAGCATCTTGGAAGCGCAATGATGCCCGGATCTTTAAACAGTGTTATCAATCTTATTGATGCAGGGCAAGGCGCTAAACGAGCAGCTACAGGTACAGAGAAAAAAGATTTAAGTGCTGAACTGCTTGCAAACTTCACAGGCGTTAAGTTTTCAAAGCTTGATCCAGCAGATAATTTATTTTATGCGGCTCAAGACTATATGGCCTCTAAGCGTGGCCTTATGAAAGGTAAGCCTGACTATGAAGTAGAGCCAGAAGAACTTCAAAGGCGCGTAACACGCAATCTTGAAGCAAACTATTCTGCACAACAAGACCTGTATCTAAAAGTAGAAGCCGCTAGAGATTTAATCGGTACTGAAAAAACCTATGAAATGCTAGTAAATGGTGGCCTAAGTCGCAAAGCTGCTTTGGCTTTGATGAACAACCACTACTATGATTCTAATTGGGCAGATCAAAACATGGCTGGTCTTCTGAAGATGCCCGGAACAAATCAAGAAATGCAAGAGACTATTCAAAAGATTACAGAAGAACAGTTGAAGTATCGTTATAGCCCACTAATTCCTGTAGACGAAGAATCTGTACGCGCACGAAATGAGCGTGATAGGCTTGCTAGAGGCGGTGAAGTCAAAGATGTTCCTAATGTTCCGACTGAGCCTGATGAGCGCATCAATAAAGTTACAGGGCTTCCATACAACGAAACTGCTGGGCCTGCCTTTATGGACGAAGAAGATCCTATGAGGCGTCTACAGCTTTCTGAAGGCGGCATTACAAGGCGCTTTGCTATTGCCAAAGGTGGCAAGATCGACAAGAAAAAGATGGCCTGTAATAAGCCTCGACGCACACCGAACCATCCAAAGAAGTCTCATGTTGTAAAAGCCTGCGAAGGCGGTAAAGAAAAGATAATTCGCTTTGGTGAGCAAGGCGCAAAGACTGCTGGTAAGCCCAAGGCAGGCGAGTCAGCGCGTATGAAGGCCAAGCGTAAGAGCTTCAAGGCTCGTCACAGAAAGAACATTAAGCGCGGCAAGATGTCTGCGGCTTATTGGGCTGACAAGGTTAAGTGGTAACGCTCAGTAAGATTGTATGGCGTGATGCCGTTGGAGGCTCAAACATGGGCTGGCGTCCTCTACTAGCTTTAAAAGAACAAGAGACCGCTACAGTAATTTCTTGTGGGGCTATCATCTATGAAGACGATGAAAAAATAATTATATGTCCACATATGATTATTGAAAACAATGAAATATCAGAAGGCGATGCAGAGATTGCAATACCAAAGGCTTGGATAATTTCAAGAGAAAACTTATTAGGCTTACCACCGGGAGATTAAATTATGCCACTTTTTAATAGTGTAAAAGACGCTGAAAAAGCAATGAATGCCATAAACACTGCTAGCAAAGTTGTTGGAATAGGTAAATTAATTACTAATCCTACACCATTAGGTGTCGGTGCGGCATTGGCAAATGTGGCCTCTAAAGAAATGACAGGAAAATCTTTGGAGCGCCATGCAATGGACTATGCTCGTAAAAATATTAAAGCACCTACAGGTACAGGCAACGTAGGCCGTAATAAAAAGGGCGCGACTATTCAAGAAGGCCCAAGCAATCCTACGCCCAAGCAAAAAGGTAAAAAAGAAATGCGGGTCGGGCAGTATGCTAGTGGCGGCAAAGTAGATTATAAAGACATTGGGCATATGCACACTAAAGTGTGTGGACACAAATAATATGCCAATAAAAAAAGTAAAGGGTGGTTATAGGTGGGGAAGTCGCGGAAAAGTTTATAAGCGTCGAGAAGATGCAGAAAAGCAGGCGGCGGCTGCATACGCCTCTGGCTATAGAAAAACCTATAACGAAGGGAGTAGAGTTAATGAAGCAGGCAATTACACGCAGCCTACAATGCGTAAAAGATTATTTGAACAAATTAAATCAGGCTCTAAAGGTGGGGCAGCGGGTCAATGGTCTGCGAGAAAAGCTCAGATGCTGGCGAAACAATACAAAGAAGAGGGTGGCGGCTACAAAAGCTAAGTTTTATATAAAACTATACAAAAGGAATCTTCGTGACTCTTAAAAAATCTCAACAGTCTTTAAAGGATTGGATAAAAGAAGATTGGGGTACAAAGTCTGGTAAGCCTTCGACGCAAGGCCCAAGTGCTACAGGAGAAAGATACTTGCCTAAGAAGGCTAGAGAGTCTCTTAGCTCTGCTGAATACGCAGCAACCTCTGCAAAGAAAAGAGAAGACACAAAAAAAGGCAAGCAGTTCTCCAAGCAGCCCAAGAATATTGCTCAAAAAACTGCTCGCCATAGGGCCAGTAGAGGCGGCTTCCTTGCCAACGCTATGCCTACTGGCAAACCCTGTTGATTGCATCAATCTCTGTCTCTAACTTTGCGTGTATATCCCCAGTAATTTCTTTAAAGGATCTAATCGCCGCACGAATTAATACTTGAGACTCTTCTTCCTTGAAGACCTTGGCGATGTGATGATCTGGTAACTCAGTATGCTCAGTGACTAGAACACCATCTGAGTCTATCAAGATCTTAAAGCCAATAATAGTTCCTTCTTTCATACCGCTTCCTTTTAATTATAATTCACAAGCTCCACCAACGCAAGCTAATGTTTGCGACCCCTCTGTAAAGTCATCTGACTCATTCAAATCCCAATCAAAAGACTCTGGGAATCCTTTCATCATCTCATTATATTCTTTCTTTGTGATCTGCTCATAGGGGGCTTGAGCGTATGTATGATTGTCATACGGCAAGAAAGATATGCCAGAGATTGTATCAAAGTTATTGTATACCCAATTACCGATTTCAAGAAAGTCTGAGTCACGGTAATAGACTGTGATGCTAGGCTTGTGTTCACACCAATGTTCTTGGTATACGGCCCACAACTGTAGTTGCTCCATTCCTGTCTGCTCTGAGGCGAACACAGCAGCCTCTGGAGCCTTCTTAGGGAACGAGAATACCTTAGTACTGGGTGAAAGGTTATCTATTTCACAAGGCACTCCAGCGTCTTCTAAGACCTTACATAGTGGATCTCGTACATCAGCCCTAACCCGTCGAATATAATAAGGGGCATAACGTCCGTGTATGCCTGACGCAGAATCTACAAGTTGGGATACCGTACCGCTAGGCTTAACGCAAGTGATAGCTGTACTCTGAGGAATGCCAAGCCGCTCTGACCAAAGCTTATTAGTTTCGATGGCTTCATTGCGTAGCTTCTCTAATAAAGATCCCAAGTTAGGATTGTCTAAGGTTAGGAGTGGGTTGTCTAGAATACCAGTAAGACTAACGCCCAACAAAGACTCTTCCTCAGTATTAGTTTTCCAGATATTTCTTAAGTATCTAAAGTCCGTTAAGGTAGCTTGGAGAGTACCCAAGATAGTCGCAACTCGTACTTTTCTCCTAAGACTGTTAAGCGTATCTTCCGGTCTGACGACCACTTCTGAAAGGTTGCAGAATTGATTTGGTCTAAGGATGATTTCACTGCAAGGGTTCGTTCCGAAATCTCGTTCACTATCCCGTCTACCGTTTCTTGCAGCTTGTTTTTGACTTGCAGCACGGCTGAAGATTCCGCGCTCTCCGCTTTGTGATTCATGTAGGCTACTCCATTCGTTAGAAAATAAATTAAAGGAAGGCTTGCTAGTATAGCAGGCACTATTATTTGCAAGGCCGCGTTGGGGTTCTGTATTGTACCAAGCACCATGCTTTGCTTGACGAATATCATCGTCCTGTAAATCAGAGAGGCTGATTAAAGCACTGCGCCTTACCCCTCCAACAACAACTATTTGAGCGATTTTGCAGCAAAGATCGTGGCATTCAAGGGGCGTAAGCTTTCGTCCAGCCGCTCCGTTAAATAATCTAACTGTAAATTTGAAGAGGTCAACAAGAGGTTCTGGGCCACTTGCTCTACCTCCAAAAGTTTTAAGGCTGGAACCCGCAGGTCGAACTCTAGATGTATCCCATTCTGGTATTTGACCACTATACAACAACGAAACCAATTCCCTAAACGATTTCGCCCATCCAATTTTTGAATCCGGTACATGAATGACTGTATCTGTTGCATGGAAATCCTCTGCAATTTCTGGAAGTTTAGAAACGTACTTTTCTTCGACGCTAAATCCTACACCTGTGCCGCACATAAGGACATACATCATCTCATCAAAGGCACGAGGACTATCAATAGCGAGATAGCTACAGTTAAAGCCTGCTACATTGTCGCGGTCTAGTGCTTCTCCTGCGGTCATAAGCGCCCTCATAGAAGGCATAACCTCTAGATCGTAAATAGATTTAAAGATTTCTGAGACATCGAAATCATTTAAGTATCCTTTGTCTACCCAATAATTAACGTATCGGTTGACAGTTTCTTCCCATGTTTCTCTACGCTGTTCTTCTGGTAGGTAACGAGCGTATCTGCTTTTGTGTATGTATTGTTGATAAGCGTCCAATTATATTACTCCTTTCTTGGGTGGTATATTTTGACCAGTTTTTTATTTCAGTTAGATTCCTTCCGCATCCTATACAAACATCATCCTTTAGTTTGCATATCTTTGTACATGGTGATTTCATTCCATCTCATCTATAGTATTCAAATCATTTATATTTAATTTATATTTGTTTCTTTTCTTCAGAGGCTTGAAGCGTTCTTCATCTTTATCTTCGTGTTTCTTTCTTTTGTGGCGGCTGAATTTTTCTAGGCGCTCGCGCTTTCGATCATTCATCATCTTCCAAGCTTCCTCGCTTTGTTACATCTATCCAATCTTCTGGAATGCTATCTTCAGAGAACCATCTAAATTCTTTTGAAGATGCCCACTCAGCATGATTGCGTTTTGTGCCATCTTTTCTGCGCTTTGCTTGAGGCATTGGTGCGTTGGGATCAGCAAACAAAAAGACTAATTCAGTGTCTTCAGGCAGAGCCTTAGCAATCCAAACATATTTATTGTATTCGCTATGATCCCAGAAGCGGCCCTTAGCTTCTAAATAAATTTTCTTTCCATCAACCTCTTTGATAAAGTCAGGGTGATAAGTATGCTCAACAATATAATCAACCTTCTCTGAGTGAAAGCTCCATTGATTAAGTATGCCAGAGTGTAGTTCATATTCCCAGTTTGAATCGTAGCCAGAAACAACATTTTTTTCTTTTGGGCGTCTAACTCTTTGGGGCCGCGAACCCTTCCTTATTTTTGGTTTCAATGTATTGTTTCCTTTTCTTGCGTATCACCATACATATGATGCAAATGATAATAGATCTGTATTAATGCCTGCTCATCTAAATATTTTTCTTGTATTATTTTTGTTGCACAATAACAAATTAAAATTTCTAGCGGCAAATTCTCTATCATGATAAATCAAGATGACTATAAGAGTCAATAGGTCTAGATGGATTACGCCTATATAATTTCTTCAACCTCTTACGAGTCCAATTTTCTGTAAAGGCAGACATAAAAAATTGACCTTCAACGAAATAATGGCTGTTCATTTTCATATAATCTTTATAATTATCTGGTCTAATTTTAGCTGCCTCTTCTTCTGACATAAGACTATGAAGCCATTGAAGAGAAATCTTCTCGACCTGACGATTAATCTGCTTCATTATTTTTCTATTCATACAATCTCTTCTACCCTTGGAGCAACCTCAACATGCGTCAGATATGTGGGGCCATTAGCATACTTAAATGCTCTTAAGCCTCTACCATTGTTAGCGTCTTTATAACACTCAAACTTATAAGAACAGTAGTTACAATTTCTATTCAGCTTCATGTTACCTTTCTTGCCATCAGGCACAGACTCATAACATCTTGCTGGAGGCGTAGCCAGCTTCAAGGCTTTACGAACATCTTGAATCTGTTTGCTTATGTTGGGCTTGTCTAGCTCTTCTGGGCGATATAGACAAAGCTCACCGCTCTCTTTGTTAATAACTAAGAAGCCGCCTTCAGAAGACTTTTCAGCTTCTTCATAGCCAGCAAGCTGCGACATATATCCAAAGGGATCGTCTTCTCGCAGGCGTCCTTCACGAAACTTATTGAAGGCTATCTTAGATGCAGTCTTTACATCTACTACCTCACCATCAATCTTGCAGTCGATATGCCCTTTGATCCCACGAACATCTATTTCTTTTTGTTCGTCACTGACTTTGTGGCCTGCGGCACGAACAAGCATAAGAACAATCTCTTCAAGGATATGTCCGTAAAGAAACTTAACTTGTGTGGCTGGAGAGGGTACTGAAGATTCAGATGGCAGATTGTATTCGTACCAAAGCTGCCTAGCTGGGCGACCAATGTTAGACATACGCAAGGTAAACTCAGAGTTTCTTTCTGAAGGCCTTGCCCATGCTAAAACGGAATCTTTAATACGAGCTAGTGTAAAGTCCAGATCTTCTTCTGATAAATTAAATTCACGGCCTTCGGATAACTCTGAAAGCTGTCCATAAATATCGTCAATCAGTGTGTCAAGTTTCATGCTCTATGCCTTACGAAGCGACACTTGCGTGTCTTTGAATTGTAGTGTAGATACTTTACACCAAGCTCTTTTTGAAGTGGAGTCTTTGCAGATAATCTACTATCCTTATAAGACTTCACATCTATCAAAGTGATCTCACCTTCTGGATTCATAGCCACAATGTCCACTGGCCCTGTACATCCACAGTTCTTGAACACATGATAGCCGTTGTCCCATAGCCATGTAACGGCATAGTGTTCTGCTAAGTCACCGACTCTGTTAGGTTCGTGCTGTGTTTTCATATCATTAACCTATATTTATATAAAGTTCCCTTAACGTGTTTTCTTTCTACTTCATAGGCTCCAAATTTTGCCATTCTCAAATTTCTCATGCAGGCAGAGGCACCCGAACCTGTCATGCCTGTTCGCTGGGCCAACTTCTCTAGCGTTATCCACTTACCATCACACATAACATCATAAATTTTTTTATGGCTACCTTTTAATTCATTGCCCTCAATATCATAAGCTTTTGGAAACATATCTATTTGTTTATTTAACTCATCAGTGTGTTTCACTCCAGTTATCTCCTATCTTGTACTCACCATCAAGAGGGCAGAATAATTCTAGCTCCTCACCCGACTGCTTTATTGCATCAACCCCCAGCATTCCTGTTGTATCAGCTACAGATTCTTTTACTTCTAACTGCCACTCGTCATGCACATTACAAACAAAGTGTGCGTCCAAAGTGTTGAGCCTGATTAGCTGATTGAAATTTATCATAGCCTGCTTCATAACAATAGCGCCTGCACTTTGAAGCAGTGTGTTCAGCGCGGCGTGTTCAGAACGTACATATAGCTTGCGTCCATCAAGACCCTTCAAGAAACCTTTTGAAGCCGCTCTGCCAACTGAGTCTTTAAGATGTTTAAATGCAGGGAGATTATCGAAGAAACGCTTTCTAAGTTCCGAACCATCACGTTTGTTTCCTCCAACCACACTTCCAAGTTT